TCTTTGACCACAGCGAGCCCGACACGTAGATCACGCCGTAGCGCCAGGCGTCGATGCTGCCGCCGGTGGCGGTCCAGGTGACGTCGTCGGCGTCGTACTTCCAGCCGCCGGTGATGCCCGCCACGCTGTCCGTCAGCGTCGCGCCGCCAGTCGTGTAACCGCCGGCCGTGGTGATCTCGTTGGCGGAGACGTCGGCCCACTCGTCATGGCCGTCGTAGGCCGCGTTCGGGGTGTAGCTCGAGGTGACCAGCGCGACCTTGACAGTGGCGCCGACCAGATCGTTGGGGTTGAGGTCGTCGAGGTTCGACGCATACAGGGTGATCGTGCCAGCAGCCATTTCGGTCTCCGGTTACCCGCTCCGATCGGAGCAGATCAGTCGAGTAATAAGCTCGTCGCTCGCGTGGTCCACCCGGTCGACGTGATACTCCGTCGCGCCGACGCGGACCACGTCGCCGCGCTCGGGTGTCGCCGCGTCGCTGGTCAGCACCTCGAGCACGACCTGGTCGGTGCGGATCGGCTCGGCAAACGCCAGCGGGTCGCGGTGCAGGTCCTTGCGAAGAACCACGGTGATCGCGGCATCGCCCTCGGCGCGGCAGTGGGTGGCTGCCTCGCCCAGAGCGCCGACCACCAGTTCCGCCGCGGCAGACCAGTCCATGCGTCAGTCGGCCCCGGTGTAACCCGGGGCCACACTGTCAGCCGGTCTTGCTGCTGCCGGGACGCAGCATGATCGGCACTGTCGTGCTGGTAGACCCCGCTGCTGCCGCCGCGAGGGCGATGCCGCAGTCGGCGATGTCGCCGGTCACGCAGCTCGAGAGCTGATCCTCAATCGCATTGGCACTGTTGTCCCAGTCGACGGTCTCGCCGGCCGCGATGGCCGCGCCGGTGACCTTCGGGAACAGGTAGCAGCCGGTGATCGACACGATTCCGACCGTGTTCGCAGCGATGGCATTCTTGGCCACGCCGAGGCACGCCCGGTTGGTGGTCGCAACGCTACCGACGACGACGATCTGGCCGACGGCGACGCCAGCGGTGGTCGGCGCCAGCCACTCGATCGTGGTCTCGTCGCCTCTGAGGTATTTCGCAGTTGCCATGATTCAATCTCCCAGGGATTCAGGAGGGGCGGCGAACCGCCCCGCTTGGTCGATTACTGACCGTCGTTGAAGTACAGGCCGCGGTAGTCGAGGCACGCCGCACCGAACGGCAGGCGGACTTTCCACACGACACCGTCCACGTCGTCAGCAGTCGTCCGCTCGAGCTGCGGAGTCCGCTGCCCGCCGACGAATGCGACCTCGATCGTGTTGCGCGCGGCCGCCAGGAACCAGCCCTTGCCGGCGTGCGTGGTCCAGGTCGACAGGTCCAGGCGGTGCTCCATAACCGGGATCAGGCCGAGCGCGACGACGGGGTTGGCGGCGCCGACGTTGCTGGTGGTGATCTCGGCGCTGTTCAGCAGTGGGTAGACCGTCCCCCAGAGTGCGACGGGGTGGATCAGGAACTTCGGCCGGATGCCCAGCGTGGCGCCGGACGGGTCAGTCTGTGTTGCCATTGCGGTCAGGCCGGCGGCGACCGTGGTGGTGCTCGGCGCGGCGCCAGAGGTTACGTAGTTCTTGTGGTACGTCGCCTCGAAGATTGCCCGCGAGTCCTGATTCAGGGTCAAGGTCGTCCCGTTCTTCAAAATGTAGTAGACCGCGTCGCCGATCGTCCGGTTGGCGGCCTCGCCCATTGCCGTGGGAATCCGCGAGAGGATGCCGATGTCGTCGTTGGTGAGGGCCTCGAGGGAGATCGAGTACTTCTTGCCGTGGTTCACGGCAGTGATCGACTCTTTCAGGTCCGTGAACTGGCCGTGCTCGTACTGCTGCAGCTCGTCCAGCTCGTCCAGCGTGCCGAACAGCGACAGGTTGACGCGGCTGGCGGTCTTGAAGTCCGGCACCGACCCGACCTGGCACCAGGTCTGCCACGTCTCATCGGCCGCCATGAACCCATCGAGGGCCGCCTTGGACGCGACGTTCTCTAGGATGTTGGCGAAGTTGTCGGAGCCCTGGCCAACGCCGCTGGCCTGGATCGCCTTGCGGAACAGCGCGTACTTGTCGGTCGGCGCCGCGATACCCTGGGCGCGCAGCATGGCGCGGGCGATGTCGCGGAAGTCATAGCCGAGGAACTCGTTGCGGTGCGCCGCCTTGATGCGGTCGGCGTCCTTCTCGACGCCGGCGCGTATCAGCAGTGCCTCGGTCAGCCCGCGCACCAGCGCATCGCCGCCATCGCGGCCAGCCTGGATCTGCGGGTTGTCGCCGTACACCGCCGAAAGATGGCGGGACTCGCGGCCCGGCTGCGCCCCGTACACCTCGGACCGGATCACCGGATCCGCCGAGCGCGCGGACAGGGCGGCCATGAGCTTACGGCGAGCCTCAAGCTCATCGCACTTCACGTCGGCCAGGCACTCGTCGTACAGCGCGCTGATCGGGTTCAGCGGGTCGCCATCGGCGAAGCCGGCGAACACCGCGGCCACGTCCTGGCGGCGCTTCGCCTCGGCACGAATGCCTTTTTCGACCGCGGCCTGCACGGCCTTGGAGTGCGCGGAAAGCGCGTCGATCGGGTCGGGCGTGCCCAGCGAGCCGCCCTGAGTTGCGGAGTCAGTCATCGTGCTAACCTCAGGTGAGCGGCTCATCGCCGCGGGAAGGTAGAACCGCCGCGCGTCCTGCAGCAGGGCGGCGGCAATCTGCAGGGTCGGCGCCTGGTCGCTGATTGCGTCGGCGAGACCCAGCTCCACGGCCTCGGCGGCCGTGAAATAGTGATCCTGGCCGTCGGTCAGCCAGCCGCGGACGGTGTCCGCGTCCGGCCCGCCGGCGCGCAGGTAGGAACTCAGCATCGCCTCGGCGTGCTTGTCGAGGATGTCCGCCATCTCGCGCATCTCGACAGCGTTGCCGACGGCAGCGCCCCAGGGGGCATGAACCATCACCATGCCGTTCTCGGCGATGTTGACGGCGCGGCCCGCCATCGCGATGAGGCTCGCAATGGAGTAGGCGACGCCGTCGATGTGGGTGGTGACCGTACCGTCATACCGCCGCAGCGCGTTGAAGATGGCGAGCCCGTCGGCCACGCTGCCGCCGAATGAGTTGATGCGCACGTCGAGGTCGCCGCGCAGCTTGCCGATCGCCTCGACCACGGTCTTGGCGTCGTTGCTCTCCTCGGCGTCCCAGCTCTGGCCGATGTCGCCGTAGATGCGCAGCTCGGCGCGGGTCGGCCCCTTGGCCTTGATCTCATACCTCGGCATCGTCGTCCTCGGTGTCTGGCGTGTCGGTCGGCGCCGGCTCGTTCATCGGCGCCGCCGGCTTGAACGGATCCTTGGCGCGCTCGGCATCGACCTGCGTCGGGTCGCGGCCGAAGCGCCGGATGATGGCCTGGCGGCTGTCCCAGCCGTAGTCCTGGTCGATCTGCGCCGCCTGGCGGTCCTTCGTCGGATCGATGGTCGGCATCGCCGGCCCCTCGATTCGCACCGCGTACAGCGAGGCCGGGTCCGCCTTGCGCAGGTCACGCGCCGGCAGCCGGCCCTCGGCCAGCGCCAGGCGCAGCGGCTCGCGGTACAGCAACGGAAAGGCGAAGTCGCGCACGAACTGCGCGCGGTCCTCGGTGATCAAGTCCCAGACGTGGATCCACTCGGTGCGCTGCGCGGCATAGGCGCGGTCGAACACGAAGGCGATCCAGGAGAACGCCACGCGGCAGGCGGCGGCGATCTGCCGCAATTCCTGGTTGACGAACTCGACGGCGTTCTGGTTCGGGTGGGACGGCGCGTGGAAGTTCAGCCCCTCGCCCTGCTTGAGCCAGTCGATCAGTTGCAGGTCTGAAAGATCGACGTCTGCCCGGGCCGCGACTTCGGCGGCGTTCGGGTCGTAGTCGTGGTCGCGGTTGATCGAGGCGAACAGGTTGGCCGAGGCGCGGGCGGCCCGGCGGTGTGAGTCCTGGTACTTCGACACGCCGTCGATGCGGAAGATGACGGCGTGGAACAGTGTCACACCGCGGGTGGCGTCGAGCTCCTCCTGGCGCCGCAGATGCACCATCTGGTCAGCCGCGATCGGGGCCGGCGTGTAACTTGAGTTGTAGTACGGGAACAGATTCGGCGACGGAATGTACGGATAGACCCAGTAGCGCAGCGCCTTGCCCCACTCGTCGCGCTCGATGCCCATCGTCGCGCGGCTGTCGCCGAGGAAGGCGTAGGGGACCAGCTCCGAGCGGATCAGTTGCACCTGGTAGCCGATCCGGTCGGGTGTCCGGCCGCGGTACACCTTGCGGCCAAACATCTCGCCGGCGGTGTCCCAGTCACGCCAGGTGACGCGCTCGATCTCGGCCCGCGCCAGCTCGCCGGTGACGTCGGCGGCCTCGGCCCAGCGGTTCAGCGTGTCGCTGATGGCGGCGTTGAGGCCGGTCAGCAGGCTGCCCTTGCGGTCGACCACCATCGGCTCGTAGCGCAGGCCCTCGCCGATGCCCTTGTTCACGCGGGCGTCGAGGATCGACTTGGCGATGCTGGAGTTCTTGGCCAGATCCCGCGCCCAGTCCCGCAGCCGCTGGCCGGCGGCGTAAATCTCGGCGTCGGCCGCCTCGGAGACCGGCGGGATGGTGTGGAAGTCGCTGGAGTAGCCGGCGTCGTACCGGGCGCGAATCGGCACCACGCTCACAGCGCCGACCCGCCTTTGAACACGACGCGGCGGAAGCTGGAGGCGGACGACCCGGCAGACAGCCGCAGCAGGGAGGCGCGCTCCTTGCGCAGCTCGGCGAAGTTGTGGCGAACCTGCCGGTCGCCGAGCACAACGGACTCGGGGCCAGCCAGGATCGTGTCGATCGCGGCGATGCGCTCGGCGTAGGTAGACGTACTCACGCTGGCAGTTTTGGTGCTGCCGCGTGTTATTTCAGGCACGGCTGCGACAACTTGCGTGCGTCAGCGGATCAGCGAGCGGCGAACCCGCAGCAGCCGGTAAACGGTGCTCGGGTGGATGTCCAAAATCCGGGCCGCCTTGCGCGGCTGGTACGGTGCCGCCTCGTGGACGATGTCCGGCGTCAGGGTCGCCCGGCTCGGGATAGTCAGGCGCAGCCCGCGCAGCTCGCGCCGCACCACGCGATCGATGGCGGCGGCGACCTCAGGCCCCAGCTCGCGCTCGACCACCTCGAGGACGGCCCGCCAGCTCATCGGATCAGCGGCCTGGCGACGCGCCTCGGCGGTGCGGCCGGCGGTGGCACCCGGGTCGGCTGCGGCATGGCGGGATCCGGGGCGCGCGGCACGCCATCCGGGTGCAGCAGCTTGAGCGCGGCGTAAGCGTAAATCCTGCAGTCCAACGCTTCGTTTCGGGGTCGCAGTTTCACCCACTCGCGCACGCCGTTGGCGCGCGGCATCAGTTGCTCGGCGGTGAGCTGCGCGAACCACTCCTCGTCCCGACCGACCGGGACGTGGACGTACCCCGGCCCCGGCTTCGTGACCTTGGCGATGCGCCGGTACAGGGTCAGCTTCGCCTCGTCGACGCCGACCACGAACGGTCGGAACTT